ACAATTTAAAGGGAACGCGATGGCACAACAGGTTCATGCAGTCCGGCTTTCGCCACAACTCAGAAGCGACATTCTAACTCAAATCGCTAACCGCTCTCCTATGACTCTTGACACTGGTACCATACTTCAGCAAGTTGAACTACCGTTGAATCGTTTCCTTATGGGTGTATGTTTCGTTGGTGATGGCGATGTTCCGTATCTTTTGATCCGACAGATGGCAGGCTACACGTGGCATATCGATCAGGCTTACGGTATCGATTTGTATGAAGTGGACGTTGGAGAGGAAATGGCAGTGTTGGAGGAACGAGTCGAATCGTTGGCCTACGTTATGACGGTAGATGAGCGCGATTACTTGTACCCGGTCATTACAGTAGATGAGGGTGGTCGTGTTCTCAACATCAACTACACCGATGATCCCTATGCGCGACAGGACGTTGATACGTACGCCAGGCTCTCACGTGACCTCCAACTCATACGCGATGACATATCCGTTAGCTCGCACGAAAGACGACCCGTCTCACCAAGTGTTGCTTCTCGCGCACCATCACGACCTCGATCTCCCACTCGCTCAGAGGCACACGATTCTTTTGATGATGACGATGATTTAGAGTCTGAGGCTGGTTCGAATGAAGACTTTGTTCGGATATCATATGCATCACTTCGAAAAAGGTTTCGCCCACCGGCTGTAGCATCTACTTTGGTTCGTTCAATGCTGTACAACCCTACCCCGATACGCCCACCTCCGCTTCTCGAGACCAGTTGGTCCACTTTCTATACCATGCGTGCCGACCTGCGACGCAAGATCCGTTACTCACTTAACTTCCACGTGTCGCATAAGGAATGGCCACTGTCTATTGGCAAGGATCGCACTGTTGGACTTATCCCAAGACCTAATGGCGGCGTGTATCATTACATTTCGCACATGTGCAACGACCCGGAATCCCGCCTGCTGCAGCTGACGGAATGGGAGCACATGGTTTATATGATAGACATGCGGTACGTTGACTTGGAGGGAGTGTGCGCAAATGGACTACGATCTGCTCCGTTGAAACCTGCGGACGGAAAGACTTTGGAGGTGGCTAAAGATATTTTGTATCTGTTTGGTCGTGCGACGGTTACGTTTCGAGAGTGGAAGCGCGAGACGGTTGATGAGAACGAACTTTTAGCGCGCATCTTTCCTGATCGAACGATTACGGTGACAGACTATTCATACCTCAATACCTTTAAACACAAAGTCGATCAACGTGAGAACGTGCGCATGGTGTTGGGCTTGATTGACGGTTTAATATATGGCCACAATCACATGGAGGTTATTTCAGCATTGGTGTTGATGTACATGGTTGCAAACAAACAGTTGCCTGGTACTCCCGACGTAGACGTCGATAATATTCACGTTAAATTGGAGTCGCCGCAATCTGGACTGGCATATTTGATTTTGTTAGCGTTCATCGTCGTCGTTGCTGACCGGTGAATCCACTGATGAACCTGATCGAGGGACGTTCTAGTGCAGAC